ATGGGAAATGAAACAACAGGAAGAAATTGGGGAAAGGGAAAAACTGAAAGAAGGGGTTTCAGGGAAGGGGGGGGGTGTTGGGGGGGGTGGGGGTGGGGATGGGGATGGGGGTGCGGGTGGAGGAAACGAATCACTTGATAAAGCACGACCACAATTAGTACATCAATCACAACATCCGATCGAAATCGCCAAAATAACCGAAATGAAAGATGATCGAATTTTAAGTTCAGATAAGTTTCCACTTGATAATAATCGTTGGGGATATTTGCCACTTCAAATACAAAAGTTTTTATTTTCAGATAGTCGTAATTGCCAGGTAAGTTTGAAAAATACCGCAATCAAAAAAGATACACCGTGTCTTCTTCGCCGAGGTGTCGAAACCAATGATAAACAGTCATTTTTATCAGTAATTGCCTATTATTTTAAAGAAAGTATCGGCACTATTAAAACTACCGCAGGAACGAATGTTAGTGTAGCATCACCAATAATGTCAGGAGCGAGTGACGGTATTGACGAAATAATTTCAGGTCACGGCGCTGCTGGTGGTGGTGGTGGTGGAGGCGCAGCTAGCGCAGGAGGTGGATTATCATTAAAAGAAATGATTTCAAAATCAATAACAGAAAGTATTAATAAGCAATCAGCGCAAATAAGAAGTGGAGCGGGACTGTCATCGACACCTCGCTCATCTACCGCTTCTGGTGCCGCCGCTGCTGCTTCCACACCCAAGCCGTCACCGCCGCCGCCGCCACCACAAGAAGAAGAATATCACTCAGAAGATGAAACACCAGTAGCGATGACACCACGCGCATATGCAACAACTCCGTTGGCACCAGCCACACCATTGGCTCAGGCATCCGTAACACCAGCCACAACAATAACATTTTCTTCGGGGGATACGGTACCTACTATTCGCGAAATGCGTAGAATCATTATTGCGTCGCTGGATATTGACCGTTTTATAACATTACAGAATGGAACACTCATTGACGTATTTTACAATAAAAAAACAGAAATACGCGAAAGCGACACATCAAAATACCAGACTTCGCAGATATACAGGCAATTCAATCCAGAATTATTCCGTAAAATCTGTAACTCATATGAGAACTTCATCGGTTATTTGGATGATGACAATGTTATCATCGACCATACATATTTATGGGATATCATAACGCAAGCCAACGATAAATTATTTAAAAATGGCAACAACCTTATATTATTACACATACCCGATGATGATGTAACCAATAACGTCCAGGTGATTTGTCCAACAAACGCGTATTCTGGCGAAGTGTTTGATACAAACAAGAAGACGATTATTGTAATGAAACGCGACAAATATTATGAACCAATTTATTTGTTTGAAAGTAAAACAAACGGTAAATTCAATGTTCTTGGACGGTTCGCGATAAAAAGCAAGACAATTATGCCCAAGGTAAAACACGTGATCGAAAATATCCGCGATATATATTTTACATACTGCCGTCTTCACGCAAGTCAACCGCGTCAGTATAAATATGAGATGAATAAACCCGCAAAACACGTGGCAAAGTTAGTAACAGATGCTGGATTTAGAATTATCTCACAAGTTGTTAATTATAACGGAAAGGTTATCGGGCTTAATATTTCACAAACAATAACAACATCCACGAAAGTAAAACCGACGAAAACCGTTCCGAAAGAAACCATTAGAAAAATGTGGGGTGGTGTTATACCGACTGCTGTATCTGCGCCGTTGACAACAAATACAGCTGCGGGTGCGGCAACATATGAATACCCCGTCGTAATGATGGATGATGCCGATTTATGGCGCAATAGTTACCACGAAACAGTCGAATTCTTAAATATGGTATCAGATAAAGTGAGGAAAATGACGAAACAAGTTGTACACTGTCGACCGAAAGTGAAAGTAGTAGAAGATGGTTTGATTGTCGGTATAATAACCGAAACAAATCAGTTTATTCAAGTAAATGTGGATGTTGATCCAACGCAAAATCAGGACGACGATTTACCGACCATAACCGAAGGAAATCACCTGAAAGCCGATATAGAAATTATGACAAAGACTGGTTCTGGTGGAGACCCGCATAAAAGCACAGATAAATCGCGTGAGAGATATGTGCGTAACATTCGATTGGAAACGAACTTTTATAACGTATTTCGAAATACAGCGCGAAATATATTGAACAGACCTGAGAATAAATCTGTAAAAGACGAAGTCGAGAAAATAATCGCATCAACATTTACGATTTATACACATAAACTATCGCAAATCATCGCATTAATGAAACGAATAACGACCAAATACGTGGCGTTTATCCGTTATAATAAAGATACATTGAAATTAGTAGGTGAAATATCCGGATGTGTAACAAGTGATCACGAGACATGTGGTAAAAAGAGTTATTGCTTGAAAGAGGCTGGTGGGTTGTGTAAACTATTACTCCCCCAGCGTAATCTTATGTATCCTGATATAGATAATGAAATCGCGTATTTCGGTAAATTATCCGACGAAATGATACGTTATGAGCGTGTGAAGTTGTTTATGTTTGAGCCCACGAAATATCTCACATTTCAAGATATCAAATATAATTTAAATGACGACGAAATAATATTGCTTGAATCACTCATCACACAAGAATACTTCGAGAATCTGGACCCAGTCGACGCAAACCCTTATGCGTTTCAGAGTAATTTTTATACAGTAAACCCAAATGCGAATACCGGTGTAGCATTACAAAATTACGATAACACGTATCGTAAATCTTATGTCGATCGATATATGGACCGGGACCGGGACAACGTGCGCCCGGGTGCGGGCGGAGGTGAGGCGGTGTCGGTAGGGATTGAAGAAGGTGCGATCGCCGATTCGGTGTCGAGTGTCGAGAGATTTAAAATAAACGAAATAAACCACGTATTGGGGTTCTGTAATCAGGTATCAAAGCGTAAGGTCACTGAAAAAATGCGACAGTTGTTCTTTCCATCAGGACAGACATATGAAATATTATTTTCCAATGAAAGCGAAGAATGTTCATTTGACGTTATTTTGACGATTTTAAGATCTGTCGCACAAACTGCGTCCAAATGTCCGAGTGGACATACGTGTAACAGAACCAAACAAATTGAACGCCGACTACGTAATACTGGCGCAGGTGCGGCTAGTGCGGCTAGTGCGGCTGCTGCCGTAGAAGATCCAGAACCTGAACCAGATATTTGCCAGAAATGTCGTACATCAATAGGAAATGACCAAACCGAGTTCGGATGTTACCAGTGTAATTATTTTGTATGCGATCATTGCCAACATCAACACGTTGATCAATTAGGTGGTATGAATATTGCCAAACTAAAGGACATTTTAGTATCAGAATACGGAAAAATGACAAGGACTCCAACATTCAACAAGAAAATGACACAAATATTAAATGGATACGGTATGAAAAAATATGCTGACCTAATCAGTACAGGTAGAGCTACATTACATCAAATCATCCAAAGCCAGAATTATTTTTTAACAAATGTAGATATTTGGGTTTTAGCGGTATATTTTAAACTTCCAATTGCGTTTATTTCCCAATCTCTTTTAATTGAAAATGGGCGAAATCTGATGATATTATATGGAGATGAGACACTTGACAGTTATTTCTTTATTCATCCGTTTGGAGTCACCCAGGATGTAATCTCTCGATATGGTCTAATTGAAAAGAAACTGGATGAAGAAACATCCGTGTTGAAAGTCCCGATGGAGTACTTAACCGATGGACTTCGTGAAATGATCACTCGTGAATTAGATGAACCGAAATCTCTCGACCAATACATAGCAGACTTTAAAATTACCAATGTGAAAACCAAAGGACGGACGTTGGTAATACATAAGGCAGCAGCGGAGGCAGGTGGTGGCGTCGCTGGCGGTGGGCGCAACGCAGAGTCCGAAGCTAGTGGTTTAGATCAGCCGCCGATGATGATGCCGGCTGATATCGGCACATTAATCGCAATGACGAAAATGAGCGAACAAAGTAGTTTATTTCAATAATTGCTGGTATAAAATAAAATGACAATAATATACAATAATATACAATAAATGACAACTATCGTTACAGCAGATATTGTTACTTTAAATAAAATCAGTGGTGAGGTTGAACTCGTAGTTACAGATATACCAGCGATCAGTGATGTATTTGATATACCTGATTTATTATTTAATATACCAGCCCCGGCCCCAGCCCCAGCCCCAGCCCCAGCCCCAGCCCCGGCCCCAGCCCCAGCACCAGCCTACACAAGTATTACGCAACCCGTCCACACACAAACACAAGCGCCCGCCGCATTTATTCAAAAAATCAACAATATCGCCCTAGTAGATATGATGCGCAATACAGCACCGCCATCTGTAAAGTCACCAACAACTGTTTCAACTAGAGTAACAGATATATCATCTAGTAATACTGCTAATACACACGGGCACACACACGGGCACGCGCATACAAACGCACACACACCTCTGAAACCAATACACGAACGGCACTCATCATCTTCAGTTCGAATAATTAGACATAGTAAACTCAAGCCAGTAAAAGTAATGGTCGAGGATGAATACAAAGACACGAGTATCGATTATGACGATGACGACGAAGAAGTAAAAAAAACGAAAGCATCACTTTTCAATTTCGTAAAGGATATTGCGTTTAATTTGATATTTACTATTCCGTCCCTTCGAACCAAACTCAAACCTATTCTTAATAATCCAGCTTTAGCCATAAACCAAATCGAGAGAATATTCGACGAATTCAAGGATGAACTAAACCGCGTTCAATTGGAAAGTATTAAGCGATATGTATGTGTTGAAGGTGTGCGTGATAAATTGAATTATATACTGGAAGCCGGTTTCAAAAAAATCCTCGCCGACGGTAAAATCGATATCAATGACGCACCCCAATTCATTCAGCTCGTGTATTTTATAATTCATTCATTTAACAACATCAATAATGGTGAGGTGTTTAAATTCGCAGTCTCTCGCGAGCACGTTATGTTGCTTCTTCATTTTATTTTGAAGTCGGTATTTTGTCTTACCTTAGATGGTGATGAAGAACAGATGGCATTCGGATTGGTGGATACCAGCTTCAAACTCGTAAAAATTGAAGTATGTCCACTTATTTCAAAACGATGGTATCATAAGTTTAGAGTGTGTCGCTCTAAAAAAGTGATAGAGGAACTAGTATAATGAATATAACGAATATATCGAATACAATGAATACAATGAATACAATGAATACAATGAATACAATATAAAAGAAAAATTGTGTTCTAATATTTAGGAAGGTTGGCGACCAAAAAAATCCGCGAAAAGGACTTAAAGATATTATCTAACTATAGTATGTGAAAGGGGGGTAGTGAACCATCTTCTCACATTCCAGGATGCGTATTTGACTGAATTTTATTACAATTAAATGAATCAGCCCCCCCTTCGTCACAACCTTTTGACCATTCCAAGTTGTATTGGTCCGTCCTGTGATGATTATCGATAATTTATTTGATTCATTGAATATTGTATTAGAATTTAGAAATATCCGCGTGTTGGATTTTCATACCGGTGTAGCTCAGCGGCAGAGCGTCTAAACACATCGTTTGTTACCCCTTTACTACTTCCGTAAGGAGGTGGTCCGATCTACGAATGATTATCGCCTTATAAGCGGAAGGTCGTAGGATCGAAACCTACCGCCGGTATTCAACCCCTCCCGGGGTCTTTTAGCCATTTTGAAGAAATGGCTTGTCAAGCTGGACATAAAACGCAGCAGGTGTTGGGTGGGCATATATCAGCGGAAGAATTCTGACAATTTATTCGGAATGTCGTGAGATCGAAACTCACTGTCAACAACAACACCACTATTTTACCGGGGTGGCGCAGGGGAAGCGCGCGGGGCTCATAACCCCGAGGTCACTGGATCAAAACCAGTCTCCGGTATTTACCACTTGGGCAGTTTTAAAGAAATTGCCACGCTATAAACGCATTAGTAGCAGCATCATTTCATTCTAAGATAATTGGTTTTACCGGTGTGGAGTAGTGGCAACTCGCGGTGGTCGCTCCAGCCGAGACATAGGATCAAACCCTATCGCCGGTATTGTCAAGCTGGACGTTATAAACGTAGCACAGAGCGACGCACGTGTCGCACATTTTACCGCCTTAGCTCAGCGGCAGAGCGCCAGGCTCATAACTTGGAGGTCGTCGGATCAAAACCCACAGGGGGTAATAACCCAATTTATTTGGGGGTCTTCGCTTACTTTACAGAAGTAAGTCGTCTACGTACTAGACACAAACATTTTAAGCCACTTCCACGGCGGACGTTTTATCGTCTGACACCTACTTTACTGTTGACTCATCATCATCGGTCCGATAGTCGGATGGTTATTTTCTTATTCATTACAAGGACGGTGTGGGATCGATACCTACAGGTGGCATTTGTCAAGCTGGACGTAAAACGCAGTAACTTTATACCGGGGTGGCGCAGAGGAAGCGCGCTGGGCTCATAACTCAGAGGACGTAGGATCGAAACCTACCTCCGGTATTTTTCATTTTTCGCATTTTATAGAAATGCGAACGTATCGTAAATACAAACTATTTTACCGGGATGGCGCAGCGGCAGCGCGCAGGGCTCATAACCCTGAGGTCACTCGATCGAAACGAGTTTCCGGTATCACTTTACTAAAATCATATAAACACGCATTGTTTATATTATTAACACACACACACAGTCGAGATGGAAGATACGCACACGCATACATCGGTTCACCGCGTCGAACAAATGAAGGCCATTCAATCGGAAGCATTGGAATTATTTACGCGGAAAAATGCGGATTATGGCGACGCGTTTGCGAAATATGGCGTGATTGGCGTTCTTATGCGTATTGAAGATAAACTCCAACGGTCGATGTCGATCACCAAAAATGGCGTGAATTTAGTAAACGATGAAGGAATACGAGATACGCTTATTGATTTACATAATTACGCCGCAATGGCGTTGATGTTGATTGATGAATGAAATGGAATCGCGAGTAGCGAAAAGGACTTAAAAATAAGTTCTGTTAGTTATATGGGTATGAGCGCATATATGCGGTCGTATTTCGCACGGGTTACGCTCTTTTAGCTCAGTTTGGTTAGAGCGCGGGTCTTATGAGCCCGAGGTCACGGGTTCGAGCCCCGTAAGGAGCATTTTTCTTTGTTTTAGTGAGTAAAATTCAAATACTAACATAGACTCATAGATATAATATTATATATCGTAATATTATATCCAAGCAATCCAATGCGTTCTCGTTCTCGTTCTCGTTCTTCCCGTAAATCCGCTGCTTTGTCATCCAGGCGGCGTAAATGCGCTTCTGGCCGTTCAGCCGCACAGACTAGGCGTAACCGTCGTGGCCATCGCCGCGCACTCCAAAGTGGTGGCTGAGGTCAAGCCATACCCATAACGAATTAATTTTCTTATTAATATTATTCGTATTCTATTCTTATGTCGTATATTGTTGTGACGGCGCGTTTATAAACCTCTATTATAAGGAGGCCAAACGCGATTCTGATTGTATATATGATACGGATGAATTCATTATATATTTATTATCATCATAATATAATAAATATTCATTTAGAAATATGCCTAATCTTATGGATAACAATAACAGTTTAACAATAAATGACAAAAACAAAAACAAAAACAAAAACAAAAATATAGGCAATACCAATAACAATAACTTGTCAACTGATAAAGATGGATTTCCGTTACCATTGGCGGATCCAAATGGTGGACCCCCTACTTGCCCAAGTGGATCTAAAATAGATTATAACTATAACCCATTCATTGATGAAATCAATCCACTATTTAATTGTATTTCGTCATCGGAATATCCAGATGATGGTATTGCTGGTAAAATATTAGAAATGGCAAATAATACATCATTGGGTGTTAACAATATAATACCTATCGTAGTGGGAGGACGTAGACTCGGAAATAAACGCAAACCACGAACGAAACGACGGAGTCATAGTTGTAGGAACCAAACTCGTGGACGTCGCAGTACACGCAGACGCCGGACACGCCGGACACGCCGCCACTAGCACTAGCTAGATGGGTAATACCATATTCGTCAATCGGCGGCGTTCTCGGACTTTATTGTATACAATATACCCCGACGATAATGATAAAAGTGATATCTCAAAAATACTACGAACCAACATTGGCAATTCGGCTTTTGCGACACTATAATAAATCCACATTCCAGAAGAACAAATACTCAATAAAAAATAAATCGACCAATTACAGCAAGTGTCGTCGCAGTATAAGGGATTACTTTCATCTCGGTGTCCATTACGGCGTAAGCGTAGGCGTAATAAAAATATACAGAAGTGTTTATTATTATTTATTATTAGTTATTATTAGTTATTATTATTTATATTTATACCCACTGCGTCCATCTAAAACCCGATATCATAATCATCGTCCATCTTACCGAGACGCACCTTCTTCACATTATCAACACACGACTGTATCGCCAGCTTCGGAATACCACACTTGTCTGTATCCAGACCAACCGACGCATTCGCCTTGAACGCTTCTTCAATCTCTTCATTTGCGTCAACGTGACGATATTCTACTGGGTCTTGTTTCATCATTTCGTCCATATTCACGAGAACCTGAAACGCACTTGTTCCATAATACCCTTCTTGTCCACACATCACATTGGCGGAAATGCCGCGCATCGGGTCCAACTCTGCGTGACGTGCCGCTTTCAAGAACATCTCCGGCGTCTCTTCAAATGACGCCTTTGCGAGTGGTCCGATATCATCGCTGTTGATTCCGTGGCGGAAGATGGAAATCATCGATGAAGATACCGTCATACGGTCACACAGGAGAGACACGTGATGATAGTTAATCGGCGAATCGTCAAACACTTCAGCAAGTTCATTAAATATCGCCTGGCGCGCAGCCTCAATTCCAAATACGCGATACACTTCCTGAATATCATTGCTCACAGTGCGCTTCGAGTCGATATAATCTAAACCGAGCATATGAACCAAATTCGTTCCCATTGTATCAAGCACCCAGCTGTCCTTCTTTGTATACACGCCATCAGACTTCACCAATGTGTTCTTGATTTTACGAACCATAACCTTCTTGATCCCCTTCACGCCGCGAAGCACAATATTATTCAACAACTGGTCTTGGAATGACTTGATCATATAGATGTGGTCAGATTGATCCAGCGGGTTCTGCTTGTTCGTCTTCTTGCTTTGCGCGATATTCTCCATACGAAGGCGGAATACGAGGTGGTCGTCATTATAATCCGAAAACGCACACGATACTTCATTTCCGTAACTGTTTTTAATAGCGAAGTGAATATCATCCATCGTCAGCTTCTTATCCAACATTGCCTCCGCATCAATTTTGATTCGGATAATCCATTTTGATTTCGATGCGTTCGCAGACGCAGACGCAGACGCAGACGCAGCCGCAGACGCAGCCGCAGACGCAGACGCGCCACCCCCTGGAACATCTGGAACTCCGGATGTCGCAGCCATAGCAGAATCACGTACACATTCGTCAATTAGTTTCTCGAACTCCTGATATTGCGACATCACCTCGCGGTCTTGTTCAACCAGCGTATTCAGATCATCAGGATCAAAGCATACTTCAACGGTTTCCACCACTTCAGCAAGTTTTGTATGTTCGATCATCGGGATAAACTCCTGGACGCGTTCCGGCGTGCCTTCATCATCCTCCTTGAAATAAATCGTAATCGACGGATTCTTCGGATTTTCAGAGAGAGACAGGATTTCTTCAATACGCGGCACACCACGCGTGGCGTTGGACTTCGACGCAACACCCGCAGAATGAAACGTGTTCAGTGTCAGCTGCGTGGTCGGTTCACCGATACTTTGTGCTGACACCATTCCCACCATCTCACCAGGTGCGACAATCGACCGCTTATATTGTAAATTAATGACACTCAATAGGATGGTAAGTGCGCTACGATTGAATCGCTTCACAAGCAGCAGCTCCTTCGGCGACAGGTAGTAGTAATACATCACCTTGAAAAGCAGTGTCGGTGGTGCGTAGAAGATATTTTCGAGTTGGCGGAATGCGGCGGAAATCATATCCATCGCCTCGATGGGTGTAAGATCCACCATTGAATTCTGGTTGATTTGTTGCTGTGCTTGGACGTTATTGATAATGTGCGTAAACGATACGGGCATCTGGACGTTCTTGTTATCCAGGCGGTTGAATACTTGCTCGATAATCAGGTCACGCATTTCAATCATATAGTCGATGAGGTCGTGGATTTTCTTCGTTGTCATAGCTTTCTCCTTCTTCATCTTTGCGTAGGCAGTCTTCGTGAATGCGGTGATGGAACTCTGCTCGGTCTCGCTGGAATTATCGAGTGGCATATGAAAGTGGGCATAGATTTCGTCCAGACTCATCGCCACGAGGGGTAGGGACTGATTCTCTACCTTGATCGTGTCGATCCCGTCATCACCGTAGGTGAATTGGATGATGCGTTGTTTGCCATTGCGGACGGTCATATCGTATTCGACTTTGAGATCTTCCATACCCTTGATGAGACGACGCTGGATATATCCGGTTTGGGAAGTCTTGACCGCTGTATCAATCAAACCAATACGACCACCCATCGCGTGGAAGAACAGCTCCTCCGGCGACAATCCCGAAATAAACGAACTTTCGATGAACCCGCGCGCCAGAGGTCCGTCATCGAACTTGTTGAAGTGCGGCAATGTACGGCTATCAAAACCATACGAGATACGCTTCCCTTCAATCGCCTGCTGTCCGAGGCACGAAATCATCTGCGAGATATTCAATTCGGCACCCTTCGACCCCGAAAGTACGAGTCCAACGAAACGATTGTCTGAGTTCAGACTGTTAATACCGATTTTACCGGCCTCATTCGTCGCAGTATTCAGAATATTCGACACCTTCACCTCGAACTCCGCCTCATTCGACTTCCCCGTCTTGTTCTCGAATATCCCCAGATGGACCTGGTCGATCAGGTTCTTCACATCCGTCTTCTTCTTTGTGATGACATCTACGATTTGTGTATTCGTCGCCTTATTCGCGATCAAGTCACTGATGCCAACACTATACGCGTGAGACTTCATATATTCAGTTATAATATTCTGGAGCCCGTCGATGAAGTCGGCCGCGGCGATATTCCCGAAATCGTTACAGACTCGCTGGATCAGACCGACGCCGCCGCCACCAAGCACGCTCTTGTCGATTTGACCGCGCATCATTCGCCCGTTGCGGATTTCAACAACATTATTGGATGTCGCGTAGTCTTCATTGGGGTTCTTCTCGCCGAACGCCTTCTTCTTGTATTTCAGCGTCAGCGGCGGCAAGATTTGCGAGATGACGTCGAAATTGCTGATATCCTCGCCGCTCTTGAATAGTGTTTCATTGACGCGGGGGTAGGCCGCGAGCAGGTTCATCGCCTCCCTCGGCGTAAATTTGATATTTTCCCGCGTAAACAAATACGACCCAATCAGCGAGTCCTGGAATACGCCGATAATCGAGTTATTATTCGCGGGGCTAATAAGCTGGTATGGAACCGCCGCCAAGTGACGCAATTCAATTTCTGATTCGTCATCTTGTGGCATATGTAGGTTCATTTCATCTCCCGATGAATATCCTCAAGGTTTCCCAAGAGGCCGGACTGTATCTTAAGCAAGCTCTAAATGGTTAGTTTATCATAGCTCACCAACACCGGTTCAGTCTCTGAGTGCCTTCCATAGTCTACCAAGCGACCGTAGAAAGTAACACTGCTGATTGCCCAATCCTTTACATTATTACCGTTGGGTTCGTCAATTAAACGAGTTCCTCGCAGATGTTTCCATCCGAAAGTGGTAGTAAAGGCTCTAAGGGGTTTCCAGCAACAAGGTGTTTTGCCCATTGGTTCATATGTTTCATATGTTCCAAAAGACTAGGAGGTAACACGCTTTTCACGCCTCCTGTTTCCGACAGAGATGTTTATCGAAATCCGCATTATAAGGTTTCGTACAACCCACGTTCATACGAAACGTATCACCCTGATACATAACACGCGCAATGTGACACATCATACTCATCCTATGAAGTGTTGGCTGGCGATTGAAGAGGATCGCATCGCCATCCATCATATGACGGTGAACGATGTCGCCATTATTCAGCATAATATTCGCACGGTCAGCATAACGAAGCGAAATCGATTCGCCCGTCTTCCGCTCCAGGATTTTCGAGCCGGGATACTCATCCGGGCCCGCACGCACCAACCGAAGCAGGAACTTCTTGTTCCGGTCATTCACAACAACCGGCTTCGTAATATTCTTCGCGATTTTGAGCGGAATACCGAGCTCGCGAATCGACAGGTTGGGGTCAGGTGTAATCACCGAACGCGCCGAGAAATCCACACGTTTTCCCATCAAGTTGCCGCGAACACGCCCCTGTTTCCCGTTCAGGCGTTCCTGAATAGATTTGAGTGGTCGCCCAGACCTTTGCGCTACAGGTGCGCAACCCGGAATATTATTATTGACCTGTGTAGCGACATAATACTGAAGCATCATATGCCATCCATCGATGACATTAGCCGGCGCGCCCTCATTCATCTTGTCAAGAAGTGTCGTATTCGCCTTCACGATATTCACAATAATATGAGTAATGTCATCCTCACTCCTCTGCGACCCGTCCATTTTCACCGATGGCCTGACAGCGGGCGGCGGGATTGCGAGAACCTGACACACCATCCAGTCTGGTCGTGAAAACACTGGGCTGAAACCCATAAACTCCACATCCTCGTCACTGATTCTGCGGAAGATTTTGATGACAATTTCTGGTGTCAGTTTCATAGAGAGCGACCCATCCTTATCCGACTCGGCCGCACTTCCCGCAATCGCACCGGCCGTCGTCTCTTCCAGAACACCCTTGACATTATCCCATTCCGCGTAAATCTTCCCGAGTCCAGCCTTCATTGTAATACGCTTTGGCTGGAGACAACCGCAACCAGTCTCTGTATCTTCGCCACAACGCTTAATTTTGCTTGCGATGCGAAAAACCTGAGTCCATCGTTCATCGGCAGGTAACGACATCAATTGTTTGTTGGCAGATTTGCTCATTCGTAACGCACTACATTTGATACAAACACAGCGCAGGATTTTAAGTACAGTTCCTAGATATTGGTAGTAGAACACAGGTCTCGCCAATTTGATGTGCCCGAAGTAACCCGGACATTTCATATAATCAAGTCCATCCGTCGGGCAAATGACACCAGGATCAATCGGACCCATTCTTGGGTCGAATAAACCACCAAGCACTGGTTTATTATTCACATACGTTTCCCGATTTGTTATTTCCGCAACTGATCCTTTCAAAATCTCTTCCGGTGACATAATACTAAATTGAATTCCGATGATTTTTGAAACATTCTGATTTCGAATATCCGATGCGTCCATTGTTGTTATTGAATAAATAATGTATTGAAACCTTTATGTTCGGTCTTCTTATATACCTACTATAATATTTAGATTGTTTTCAATTTTGTTTATAATCTAAATTCAAATATTAAAACTCATATTCGACATCTATGATCAACTGAAATGTCGACCCGGTGAGTATTGGCAGGTTTCAACTATGACGAATAAAATTGAAATCGTTTTTAATATCAAGATTGATTGTATGGGATCCAACGACCAACAAACGAACAACAATGTCACCATTTATTATCAAGAACTTCAAGAAGAAGAATATCAAGACTGGAAAGGGAGCACCTACATACAAGAAGCATCGTGATGATGGCCGTCACGACGATATGCCTGAATCAGATTCCGATACTTCATCGGTGGCGTCTTCATCTTCCGGTGAGCAGCAGCAGGTAATCGCAAAGAAAAGAATTACACCTAAAACCCTTGAAAATCAAGACAAAAAAAGAAAAACAGCCGCCGCCAATATGGTTGTCGGAAAAATCGCCGAGGCGCTTGCGTCATCTGTGATTGCTGCGGCACTTGCTGGTGGAAAACATAAGAAACGGTCTCGTCGCGAAGAAGACGAAGACGACGATCGTTCCAACGATGAAAGCGGTGAAGAAGAAGAAGAAGATTGTCGCAGCAGCGATGATGACGACACACTCAATGACGAAAGCGATGATGACGATGACGACGAGAGCGATGACAACGAAAGCGATGACGACGAAGAAGAAGAAAGCTACGACGACGAAGACGAAGACGACGACGAAGACGAAGACGAAGACGAAGACGAAGATGACGATGACGAAGACGAAGACGATGACGATGACGACGACGACACCTACAGCAGTGAGGGAGATGATGAGCGTGCTCAAAAGCGTCACAAGAAGCAACAAAAAGAAATGGAGCTGCGTTGTGAGAAGAACAATGTTAAACTCTCTGAAATCAAGGCAACAATCCAGTCACTCACAACGACAATGGCATCCGATGCGACCCTTGCGGCGAACAAGTTTATGAAAAAGCAGCTAGAAGAAATGAAGCGAAGCCAACGCGACATCGAGCAACGTCTTCGCGCCGATGAGAAAAAGCGCGACAGGCTAAATGTCAAGGAATTCAAAACACTTCTGCGAAAGAAGAATTCTACCAATGATCTCCGCTATTTCCGCCTCCATATGACACCTACCGAGCAGCAGAAGGTCATCACTGACCTGAAAGAAATCCACGCAGTCAGCATCATTCAAAAACCGTACCGACTTTCCCTTCTGGAGACCGACATTCCCATCGGATTCAAGGCGATCGCGATGCGAAAAATCAATTCACTGCGTCATATGGAGCCTGGCTGTGGTGAGTATTACAAGGTCAAAAACTGGGTTGACACTTTTATGAAGATCCCCTTCAACAAGACAAAGAATCTGCCGCTCACCATCGAAGACGGACTGGCGCGTTGTAGCGAGTTTATGGAGGCGTCCAAGACAACGCTTGACCAGGCGGTCTACGGCCTCAACGACGCGAAACTCCAGGTGATGCAAATGCTCGGTCAATGGATTTCCAACCCTGCGGCGATGGGAAGCGCAATCGCAATCAAAGGTCCGATGGGTACTGGAAAGACGTCGCTTGTCAAGGAGGGTATCAGCAAAATCCTTGGCCGTGATTTCGCGTTCATTGCGCTTGGTGGTGCGACGGACAGCAGCTTTCTCGAAGGACACTCCTATACGTATGAAGGAAGCACGTGGGGCAAAATCGTCGAGATTATCATTCAGTGTGGTTCAATGAACCCCGTCATCTACTTCGACGAACTCGACAAAATCAGCGAGACCGCCAAGGGCGAGGAAATCGTCGGCATCCTGACACACCTTACTGACACCAGCCAAAACTCGCAGTTCCACGACCGCTATTTCGCAGAAATCGACTTTGACTTGAGCAAGTGTCTCTTCATCTTCAGCTACAATGACGAAAGCAAGGTGAACCCGATTCTGCTTGACAGGATGTATCGAATCAACACGTCGGGATACAACAAAAAGGACAAGACACAAATCGCGCAAAAGTATCTGATCCCCAATATATGCGCGCAAGTCGGATTTCGTGAAGGCGATATCGTGATCCCCGATACGGTCATTGAGCACATCGTCGAGAATTATACGGAAGGAGAGGAAGGTGTCCGCAACCTGAAGCGGTGCTTGGAAGTTGTTCATCGCAAGCTCAACTTGTACCGTCTCATCAAGCCCGACACCCCGCTGTTTGAGAAGGATATGTCACTGAAGGTATCGTTCCCGTTTGCGGTGACAAACGAGGTTGTGGATAAGCTGGTGAAGCAGGTAAATGATGGTAAGCGCGCGAATATGAACTTGTATCTGTGAATGAATATTGTGTGAGTCCTAAAAATAAAACAAAATATAAAGATTTTTTTACAGTATTCAATTCACGTTGTGAGTGTACAATACAATATAAAGTAATATAAACGGTTTATAGTATATATCATAATCTACATATCCTGAATACAATGACTGCAAATACCTCTATTTCAGTATATTTCAATAATTTTTGGGAGGGTTTTATTGAAAGAACAAATCCAATGGATTGTTCGTTCTTTCTTACACTTCTTGAAAAAACGTATGATTGCCCTGTACATATTAGTACGTCCCTTGATAGTGCAGACGTATTAGTTGAATCCATTTTTGGAAATATGTCACATATTTTTCATAAAAAATGGAAGTCCACTATTTTATTTACGGGTGAAGCCGGTTATTGGGGACTTGAATATGTTGATAAATATGATTGTGTATTAGGATTTCAACAGACACGCGGAAAATTTGTTATGTGCCCATTATACATTATATATTTAGTGACAAATCCTACATTTTTACAACAGATAAATGATCACGACACAAATACAAAAGTAACGACCAATACAATGTCATCGGATATTGATACTACCAACATTCCACCCAATCATGCGTCGGTGGTTGTTAGTCATATCCACCATGGACGTGAAAGATTAACCTTTCTAGACAATTTACAGAAACAAATGCCGGTGTTTTTTGGCGGTAAATATAATAATAATATTGGATATGTCATTCAGGGTGGATATGAATCATCTGAATTGACAAATTTTTATAAGAAGGGTAAATTCGCGATAACGATGGAAAATGGTGACTGCCCGTATTATATTACTGAAAAAATTATTAACGGATTTCGTTCTGGTGTTATTCCGGTTTATTGGGGTAGTCCACGTATTGGTGAGTTTTTTAACCCAAAGCGTTTTTTGCAATTGAAGAGTTCATCTCAGACCGATATGAACGAACTCATTACACGAATGGTGAATATGACGGATAAAGAGTATTTGGATATAATCCATGAACCGATTATGGTTCGGTCAGTAGATAACGTATGTGATGAAATATTTGCGTCTGTAAAAAAAATACTTACCTCTTCTTCATCTTAGTGTCGTCCTCGTCGCGGTGGTTTTATCCCCAATGGGTGTCGGGATCATAGTCGGAATCATTGTCGATGTCCTCCATCATCTCAATGGCACAAGCTGCGGCGCGTCCATCAGCGATGTCAAATTGTGCGTTCCAAGCCGCAGCAGCCTTGGCCTGGTCTGCGTAGTATTGGTTTTGTTCGCGTTCGTAGTTCGCGTATCGTTGTCTGGCGTACTCCTTGTCAGCCGCGAGTGTTTGCTCCTCCCACGCAAAGTCTGAAATCGACTCTTCTGTCAAGACTTGGTCCACAAATTCGTCATTTATGTCGTACGTCTCCACGAAAATCTCCTCGCGATTCTGGATTGCGTGAACTTTGAGTTCGTATTTCCCGCCGCCGTCGACAGTTTCGTGTATCCCGACGACATATTCGTTCGAGTCCATCGCGTCCTTTTGTGCGTGGAACCAGCGCGACGCGCAAAACTCGAGAAGCGCCAATCGGCGTATGTGTTCAATGGCCTCGCGGGATTCTTCGGCGTGTTGAATGATTTGACCGATCGAGTCATCAAGTGCGGCTTGTAAGGCCAGGATGAATTGTGTGCGTAGTTGGAACAAATTGCGATTGACTTCTTCGAGAATGTTTCGCGACATTGTGCGATGATGCTGTTTGGCTTCAGCGTCCATCTTCATCAAGTCGACCGAGAACGAATTCATTGGTTGTTCAAGTTCGTCCTGTGTGGTCTGGAGAGAGACCTGAATCGCGGTCGCGACGCGGCGATTGCCTTTGTGCGCCGTTTTTCGGTGGCGTTTGTTTGTCACGAGCATTGTGCGGAATCTTTCAAGAGCAGCCAGTGTGGAATTCACGTTGTTGTCGGGGATGTAAAGACTCTGGCATTCACTCCCAACCTTGCGAATGAAATCGCGGTGCTTGACGGCGCATTGACTTGCGTGAAACTCGTGAAGTGGGACACAAATCGGCGCATAGTCAACTCTTGCGTCGGGGGTATTGAGTGAGCGCTCAAACTCATTCTTCATGCAGTTCACAAGTGTGACGTATTCCTGGATTCTTCCTTTCAATTCCTTGGGGCCACGCACGGGGAGACGGGGGATGGGAATGATCTCCTCCTCTTCATCGTCGGCATCAGTATTGGTCTTGGTCTTGGTCTTGGTCTTGGTCTTCTTGGTACGGGGGGTACGGGTAGCGGTAGAAGTAGATGTCATTGTTGTCTTGTTGTCTTGTTGATGTGGAACACTGTATTTCACATCAATCAGTAAAATCATTTCAATTTTTTTGATCCGCGCACTCGCACTCCCATCCGCCCGCAAGCAAGCATTAGATACCCGAGTCAGTTGTACGGTTTCCACCTCGAGTATTCAAATAGTTAATTTGCTCAGGGGTCATACACACACAACCAGTGCTTGAAGAATAAGGTGAAGGGCAACATTCAGGTTTGAACTTATTCTTTGCGAACATAACTAATGAACCATTCTTCAACGGTTCATCTGCGGTATATGCTGAACCGGTGTTATTTATGGCTTGATAACCAAACTCTGACGCATAAGTGTTTGCCTTGGATACCCACATACCCGCAACATCACTGTTCTGGACCTCATTCACATCTGCGCCCATTGTATCCATACCTTCCTTAGTGTTTGAGGTAATTTTCTGTTCAATCGGGTTAACACCACCAAGAGCCGCGTTGATAATAGTGCTCATATCCATAAAACCGGCTTTTTGTTCTTTTGAAGGTGCTGCGGTCTCGGTAACCACTGCTGGAATGGGCTGTTTGTCTAAATTTAATTTAGCAATATCCTTTTTGGCTTCATCCACCGCCTGGTTTGATCCAACTGTTCCAGTACTAGAACCCAAGTTTGTTTGTCCCTCTAATATACTAGAAGCAGGACAGGATGAATTACCTGTAATTAAATCAAAAATAGGATACCGGCAGCAACCACATAATAAATTCGCACCAATAAATAATGTTATAATAACCAAAATGATGATTTTATAATACATAACTGACAATGTAATTATAATAAATAAATAGATAATTAAATTGATGTCAATATTCCTAAACATATCGGTATTTCGACTCCAACGTGATAATTAGTCATCAGTCATCATCAGGTCCAGGTATACGACTGGTTCGTTGTCTCGTAATTTGACGAGAAACAATACCAAGCATAATAAGTGGAATCGCAATCGTTAGAAAAACCGCGATCGCCGCAATTGCCAAGACGAAACCAACAAATGGAATATACCAAAGTACTATAATAACTATAATCATTATCACCAATATCAAAATAACCAGTTCATAAATTGAACCAATGAGTGAATAAAATGACCATAATACGCCTATCATTGTTAGTAAATATGTTGCTAGAACACCCTTTATTTTTTCAAAAAAATCAACCATTTTAATAAGCAAATTCTGAAGTGGAATAATGAAATTTTGAATACGGTAAAACACTGTGATAAATATATCCTTAATAGCATCTCTCATCCGGTTGAATAATAAACGAAACCTCTCAATGACATCCAATACACCTTTAAAAATCTGCATAACCACATTGAAAATCACATATACCATATTAACACGGCTATCAAAAGCCCCTTTCGTATATTGTGCGCTACACTCCACGAAATTTTGTTTTGTATAATCAAATGGACTAACCCCCTCTGGCGCATTAATCCAGCCTGCGAACGGCATAACAGTTGGACGACACTTATATTCCGGCCAGTCTTGTTTCACTTGAAGTAATTTATTTTGAATTTGAAAATAAGTGATACACACCATAAAAAGGAAAATCACTACACATACTTTCAGGATATCTATCTCATACCGTCCGGTAAATGTCTTGTCTCCGTCATATAAAAAATTTAATTTATCTGTAACTGGTTGTTTTTTTATTCGTTCTAATGTCTCATTGTATACTTCTGTACCTTGTTTTGAATATTCTGATAATGAATTTAAAAATGAGCTTTTTGCTGATCTTGAACCTTGATCTATTGCTTTGTCACTTAATCTTTTTGATATTAATCCTAAA